TCCTTCACTTGCAAAGTTAGCATCGGTAATCTGCATGAATCGTTTCAATGCAGTTGGTATGGTTTCTTTCAATGGATTATAATCTAATAAATGAGGTAACTCAATTACATCACCTACCATCAGTTTACGCCCAACCAATTGAATCATGTCATTATAATGAACTGTAATGAATATGATATCATTGTTTAAGAACAATCCAAACTGACTTAAGTCAAAGTCTAAATTCTGTACATTGTAATGTCCACGTAAGCGATAGATATTTGGGTCGTATGTTCTGTCACGGTTTTCTAAGAATAACAAGTCTTGTATATTAGTTGGTGCTAATACATCGTATTCAGGTTGTGTATAATCTATGGACGGACCTTGATTTGTAGGGCCCATATACTTGTGTACATACAAATCCGTGGCACCTGCGGTAAACTGTTCGGATATTGTTTTATCCAAAAAGTTGTAATCATTCGTTTTATTGGGACGCCAAAGGCTTAATCTAGGCATGGTTATTTCACTTTATTACTTATTTATCGTAAATAGACTTGATAGCGTATTACCAAAAACTTGACAATAAATGGTTTCTGTGCTACAATACACATTCAATTGAAACTTTGGAGTATTCTATGGCTACACGCAAGCAATCAGACGAGCATTTTGTAAAGGCACTAAACCCCCGGGATGCTGATACAAAGTACATGGGAGAGGAACCTGTCTTCCCAGTGCAGCCTGACAAGGAAGAACGATTCTCTGCACTTGCTAGAAGTTTCACATGGTATAACCGATTCTATAGTAAAAAAGACGCAAAAGAACTATTGTGCCAATATCTTGATTACAATAAGCGTACGGATGAAGCCAAGCAACTTAGAAAGGTGCATGAAAGCGAATTCATTATTACATTGTGCTGGGTAGCACGTATGACAATGCGCGGTCTAGAATTGACTGAGCATGAAGAACTGACACTACAAAACGAAATCAAGCGACTGGTTAAGTCTCTGACAGAGACCGAAGTAAAAACTAGCGCAACCGGTATTGTAAAAGAAGAAGTGGTTGCAACACGCCCTAACATTCAGGAAGTATTGCGTGAAAAGGCACGTGATGCTGCTGGTGAAATGGAAGGTATGATTGACGATTTTGTGACTATTGGCAAAGCGTCAGAAAAGACAGTTGACATTGTTGCAAAATACAATGTCATGCCACAACATATCCCAATCATTGTTGAAATCTGGAAGCGTAAGCAAGATGAATTCCAGCGACTAAGTGATGGTGACGAGTCTCTTAAAGAGGGTTATGCGTTCTTAGGTAAGATTCAGATTCGCAACATCCTCAAATTCATTGACGGTGTGCTAGGTGACTTGAACAGCTACATTAGCATTAAGAAAGCAAGCAAGGCTCCGCGTAAACGCAAGGCAGTGCCTGTCGAGAAGATTGTTGCTAAACTGAAATACTTGAAGTTGTTCAAGGACGTTGCAAGCAAACTTGATTTAGTTAGTGTGCATCCTACGAAACTGCATGGTGCAAGTGAGGCATGGGTTTACGATACAGGTAAGCGTAAACTGCATCACTACATTGCTGACGAATATAGCAAAGTGTTTAGTGTCAAAGGTAACACGCTATTAGGTTTCGATGCGAATACTAGTGAGATGAAAACACTACGCAAGCCCGGTGAGCAAATTAAGGAAGTCATGGGAAGCAAGCCTGCGGCACGTAAGTATTTCAAAGATATCAAAGCAGTCGGTGCAGTACCTAACGGCAGATTTAACGAGAACATGATTATTTTGAAAGCATTCTAATGTTGAAAAACAAACTCATTAGCTATAGTGTCCTGTTTGCTGCTATATTGGCACTTACTGGGTGTGGAGGTCTTGCGGTTGAGCGTTCATTAAATACAAAAAGTTGGGGCTATAAAAAAGTTTTATCTCCCGAGCCAGTTCGTGCGGGAGATAAATCACAACGATTTGAGGTGCGTAAGGGTGATTGTAGTGACGATCCAGGATGGAATGATTGCAACATGGATCGTGAAAGGTCTGAAATAAAAGTACTTAACAACTTCTATCCTGAATCGGATATGTGGTTTAGTTGGAGTTTTTATCTTCCAGAAGATTATAAGTCAGCAGAGAGAGTTACTACGACCATTGGACAAATTCATCAGCGAGGAGTAGTAGGTGGACTAACTTCAACCGCGCAAGGCATGCCTAGCTTTCCCCCTGTGTTGCAGTTTAGAACTATTGGAAATTCTTTTGGTGCGACTTATCATCGTCTTATACGCAATGAATCAACTTTGGTTGATAAAGGAGAATTTGAGAAGATCACAACTGTAGATGCATTGCGTGGTAAGTGGACTGATGTGGTTGTACATTTCAAGCCTACCAAAGAAAATGGAATTCTTGAGATCTACATTAATGGTAAATTGGAAAGAACCATTGACAATCCGATGCTAATTAGGCCTGATAATTTCTATTTGAAGTACGGTATCTATCGTAGCTTTGTTAGCAAAGAACATCCTAACATAATGCCTACACAAATCGTTTACTTTGATGAAGTGCGTATGGGAAAAAGTAGAATGGATGTGGATGCACAATTAAATCCACAACTCAAGCCAGTTGATTAAGAAAGAAAATATGAACAAACCAGATGTAAAAGTCCGAATGGATGAGTTAATGGTCCTGATTGACAAGTCAATTGAATTGACCGATGACAGGAACGAGATGCTGATGCTAGCCTGTTGTATGCTACAGCGTACAAACGAAATCTTTGAGGCCACATTAGGTGAAGAAGGTAGAAAACAAATGTTTAAGGATTATGTATGAATATTGATTTGAATAAATATCAGGAGTTTGTAGCAGCAGTTACTAGTAACCCTAGTGTTAGTTTGACTGCGTTTATAGACACCTGTGACCGATTGGATGCTAACTATGAAGTGATTGACGGGGAATTGAAACATGGACCTGATGTTAACATACCATTACTGATTACAGCCTGTTTAGGGCTAGCCGCAGAAAGTGGTGAGTTTATCGAAGTGCCCAAAAAGATTCTTTTTCAAGGAAAAGCACTTACTGATGACGCTGTATACCACATGAAACGGGAATTAGGTGATGTTATGTGGTACTGGATTAATGCATGTCGTGCATTGAACCTAGACCCTAACGAAGTGATTGCTGAAAATGTACGCAAGTTAGAAAGTCGCTATCCTGGTGGAAAGTTTGATGCATTCTACAGCGAGAATCGCAAAGACGGCGACTTGTAATGGGTTTAGGTCGTCCTAGTTGTGACGATTGCCATGTCTGGCTAATCTTGTATCTAGGGGAAAGGTGGATGTGTCCAGTTTGTGAAAAAGAACCAAAAAACGGATACACTCACCTTGATGGTAGCACACGGCTTGTAGATGAAACTGAAATACCCTTCTTGAGGTTTATGAAGGGCAAATCTCCCAATCCATAAGTTGCCTGATAAATAGTATTATTAGGTAACACTTATGTCAACATATCCAACCGCTAGTCCTCTTTCTACCCCTGCAGGGTTAACCTTAGACGAGTTAAAAGAGGGTTTGTTCAACAATATTAGATTTCGTTTAGGCGACGGTATTATTGATTTAGAATTGGACCCTCAACATTACGAGGCAGCGTACAACTACGCTATCAAAGTCTATCGTCAAAGGGCACAAGCCGCTACGGAAGAATCTTATATATTGATGACTATTGAGAAGAATGTAGATACATATACTCTTCCTGCTGAGTTTATCAATGTGCGTAGTATTTTCCGTAGAACGATCGGTCTAGAGACTGGCCCGTCAAGTAGCAGCTTTGACCCGTTCAGTAGTGCTATTTTAAACACCTACTTGTTGAACTATAACTATGCAGGTGGTATGGCAACATATGACTTTTATGCAGGATATGTTGAATTAGCAGCACGTATGTTCGGTGGTTATGTAACCTACACATTCAACCCAGTGTCCAAAGTATTGCGTATCGTTCGTGATCCAAAGGGTTCCGGTGAGCGTGTATTGATATGGGCCGATGTACAAAAGACAGAAGAAATCTTACTACAGGATCCAGGTGCTGGCGTTTGGATTGGTGACTTTATCTTAGCTAATCTTAAGTTAATAATTGGTGAGGCACGTGAGAAATTTAGTACTATTGCAGGTCCCGGTGGCGGTACAACATTGAATGGTACTGCTATGAAAGCAGAAGGTAAAGCTGCAATGGAATTACTAATTGAAGAATTGAAGAAGTATGTAGACTATAGTCAGCCATTGACATGGGTACAAGGCTAACCTAAATGCTTTATATTGTCATGCACTTGTAATATAATAAGTACTTATAGGAGCATTCAATGATTATAGGTATCACTGGTTTAATTGGTTCAGGCAAAGACACAATTGCTGACTATCTCACAACACATCATGGTTTCAAACGAGTTAGTTTTGCTGCTAGTCTTAAAGATGCAGTCGCAGCAGTCTTTGGTTGGGACCGAGAATACTTAGAAGGTACAACAAAAGCTAGTAGGGTATGGCGTGAGCAGAAAGATGAATGGTGGAGCAATCGTCTAGGAATGGACATCACTCCTAGATGGGTACTACAATATTGGGGAACAGATGTATGTCGCAATCACTTTCACAATGATATCTGGGTTGCTAGCGTAGAACACAAACTACTAAATTCAAAAGAAGATATTGTAATTACCGACTGTAGGTTTGACAATGAAGTCGCTGCTATCAAAAATGCAGGTGGTGTAGCACTTAGAGTAAAACGTGGACCTGACCCTAAATGGTATGATGCTGCGATTGCATATAATAGAGGTCCAGATGGAAATAGTAGTTGGTCAGTAAGCAAAACTAAGCTAGATAAATTAAAAATTCATGCTAGTGAGTATAGCAGCATAGGATTAAGGTATGATTATATTGTAGAGAATAACGGTACAATTGACGAATTACATAACAGAGTTTATGAAATAATCAATAGTCAATCTGTAAATCACCCCGACGCCAAGTAACATCTTTTTTCTTAACTACTTCTACGCAGTTTAAACAAATACTACGTAGATTAGTATGTTCAATATGTTCTAAATTACCATCAATATGAAACACAGTTATCTGTGTAGTAAATAAACTCTTAAAGCCACATAAATCACATGTAGCTTTTTTCTTATAACCACTCTTAGTCCAATTGGCTTTGGGTGGTTTTTGCTTTTTCTTTTTACTACCGCATTCATCACATATGCTTCTGTAATGCGTGACTTCACCGCGCTTGTAATTTATAGCAGCGTGATTTTTGTTGCATTTTTTGCATATAGGGCGTTGTAATAGCATAATGTATTTATCGAACCTTCGAAGGTTAGTTAATACCGACTTTTTTCAATTTATTCATAAATAATAGTATGCAATCAGGTTGTAAACCTCATAATTTTACTAAAGGAAAAATAAAATGGCATTAACATCTCCAGGCGTACAAGTAACAATCATTGACCAAAGTCAATACTTACCAGCCGCAACTAATTCAGTACCGCTAGTAGTTTTCGCAACAGCACAAAATAAATCAAATCCGTCTGGAACTGGTGTTGCTGCTGGTAC